ACCTATGGTTAAACAAAGCGCATAACAGCCGTTCAATCATTGTTCTCTCCTTGCGCGGATAGCTGCGGCTGCTTCCAGATAAGTCTTTGCATTGAACGCAATGACAGCACACGCCTCGCGCTCTGCTGCTGCGACTAGGTTGGCAAAGCGTTCAAAGAAAATCTCCCAGTCCACCTGATCTTCTTCAGGCCAAAACGGTAGGCAGCAATCGCAGTTAATAAGCGCAGCCTCCCGCGCCATGCGGATAATGTCATCTCTGTTCATCACTGTCCCCTTGCGCGGATAGCAAGGGCGCACATACTTGCGCCAGAAAAAACCCCTGTTTTGAGTGTCTCGTCATCAATCATCCCGCGATCTACGCTAAACGCTTCACACAACTTCGCACACGCCTCGCGTTCTTCTTCTATTACGCACTCAACAAAGCGTACAAGTGCAGGTGGGTCAAACTCATACGTGACATACCCATTTCCGTCTGTCACCTCGTCAGCCCAATCTTTTACCAGTTTAAATAAATCTTCTCTGTTCATAGCTTGGCACTCACTATCGCGTTGGTAAGATGTTTGGCAAAGCGTTCAACGAACCGCTCGTTGTCCCACAGTGGGCTGCGCATCTCATACAAAATGGCGTGCGTCATCTCATGAAACAGCGTTTCATATTTCTCCTCGTCAGAGAAGCTGTAGCCGTTCGGGTCGCGCTTACCTAGCTTGATGACCTTATGCTTCACGTCCACCATGCCACGGTCAAACCCGTTGCTTACATGCTGCTCAAGTAAAACTGTGTAGGTGCGTTTACCTACCGTCACTTCTTTCGGTATCGTGTATTTCATGTATTTCTCCTATTGTTTTGCGTCGCCGTAACGACGGTTATGTCCGATGTCGGCCTTCAAAGGTATGCCCGGCATGTACGGTGGTTCTTTGACCATTTGTTCGTACACCCATGGCATACCCTCCGAAACCTCGGATTCTGGTACAAGTACAACTACCTCATCATGCACTGTCAGCACGCAGGGATAGCGCTTCTGTATCCGCAACATGCCATCAGTCATTACGCAGCGAGCAACCGACTGAACAATGTTTTCAGTCAGCTTTCCACCATACAACTTCTTGTAATGCTCACCGTACGTCCACTGCATCCTGCCCTTGGCGTCGGCCACTCCTTTTAACGCAGGATAGCGCAAAGACAGACCGCTTGGCAAGACCACTTCACCCTTCTTGAATGTCACACACTTGTGCGTGTACTCCCTACCGTTTGCTATGGACTGGTGAATCAGGTCTTGGCACATTGCCCAATAGTCAACGACAGGTTGTGAGGCGCTGCGGTACTTGTCGATGATCTCCTTGGCAGCGAGGCAGTGAATCAGCAACTCGTCCTTGGTACATGTGTGCGGTATGGTTGCCATCTTTTCAAGGTTGACATCCCACTCAAGGAACTGCTGCACCTTCGCAGGTGTCACACCCAACAGCTTGGCAACACGTTTGTCGTAACGCATAGGCGGCGCACCGAGGAACCCAGTCAACAACTGCGCAGCGAAACTTGTCCACCCGAGGTTGTAGCCTGCGCCTAGCAGGGCGGACTTGGCACTTTGTCGCAAGTCAGGGTGGCTGTCTTTTGTCATGCCGGGAATGTTGAACATCTCAGCGCCGAACGTAGCGTACACATCCTCACCCGAGCGGAACATCTCAAGCACCGACTCGTAGCCAGACAGCCACGCCAGCACACGCGGTTCGATCTGTGACAGGTCGCACACCACCAACGTAAACCCGTCTGGTGCAAGGATTGACTTGCGCAGGAACGAGCCACGCTTCATGTTCTGCATGTTGATGCCGCTGCCCTTGCTTGCTGCCCACCGTCCTGTGTGTGCGCCGTAGTAGTTCAACGGCACAGGCAACGTGCCACGCTTGGCTATCTCAAGGAATCGCTGCGCTCGCGTTCTCTCAAGGGTGGACTTGACCTTGAGTCTAGCTTCGCATAGGAGTGCAATTTCTTCTCTCTCCGAATTGAGGAGTGCCTGAAAGAGTGCGTCGTTCTTTGCGAGAGCATACGTATCCTTGCCAGTCGTTTTGCTTTTCTTAACAGGCGGTTCACAACCCAGAGCCACCAGTAAATCCGCAAACTGATCATTACTTGCCAGCACGCCATCCGTGACACCCAACCGCGTAAGCAACCCCTCACGCTTCTCCCGCTCCTCATTGATCGCTTCCTCTAGCATGCCTTGGTCAAGCTCCAAGACCGGGTTGGTAAACATCTTCAACGTCAGATCAATCAAGCGCAACTCTTTGAGTGGGTAGCCCACGATCAATCTCTTGAAAACTTCTTCGCACAAATACGTATCGTGTCGGCAGTAGTCGGCAAGCTCTGACTCAACTTCGAACGTAAGCTGTGCCAACCCATCGGTGCTATGTACTGCTTTGCCTTTGGGCGGTAACTCAAACTCCTCGGCCAACTTGGCAAGACTGTTACCTACCTCCACACCACGCAGCGCACGTGCCATGGACAGCGAGTCGAAGATGAACGCAGGCTGCACACCGTATACCCACGACAGGATGGCGACATCGAACTGCGCGTTGTGCGCAAGCACCGCAGCGTTACTCCAATCTATACTAGCAACCCAGCGCGGTATGTCTCTGCCGCTGACCCACGTGGCAGGTAGTCCGTCACCGTACTCCTTGATACACATACCAAACGCAGTGAAGCGCGGGTCTCGTATGTACTCCTCCGTTGTCATCTTCGAGAGTGTGTAGTCTTTGCTTGACCATCTTGTCTCGAAATCGATGACGTATGTTTTTGCGAATGGTGCTGACATGTTTCTCCTAGTTAAGAAGTCGTTGTATTGCTGCACCCTGCATCTCCTCACGAAGTAACTCCATGGATGAACCCATCATCATGACTGCCAACGTGGGCGGGGCGTTGAAGTTGTAAGTCTGTAGTACGTGATCATCCTCATCGAGCATCAGCAGCACCGCGTGTTTAGTGGGCGATGCCTCTGACAAGAACTGATGCAGCATGGCAAGGGTCTTGATGATGTACTCTTCCTTCTCTTCCTCTGACATCTCGACGGTGTCTGGTCTGCTCATGATGGCTCCAGTAAGTTGCGTAACCACGACTCTAGTATCGAGACGTTCTCCTCGTTGATGACAATGGTGTACCCACCGGCCTGCCGTATCTTCTGCATCTGCGCTTCCTGTAGTGGCGTGGGCTTGTTGCCTTTAGCCTTACATTCAATGCCAATAAACACACCGTTGTAGCAACCGATGATGTCAGGCACACCCGATGAACCATACCCACCTGTCACGGGGTAAAAGTAATAGATGCCGAGTCGTTTAAGAATCGTCGTGACTGAAGATTTGACTTTGCTTTCTGGCGTTTGTGCCATCGATGTACCCCCGTATGCGTTCAATTGACCAATCAGTTGCGTCGTACACAGACAGAATGAACTCTGCTGTAACCGCCGATGTGCCTGCGCGTATCTTTGAGATCGTTGGTGCGCTGACCTCTAGGAACCTCGCCAAGTAGGCATCCGATGGTAAATTAAATTCGTCCTTGATTGCATCAAGAAGTGTGTGGGGTATGCGTGTTGCTTTCACCATCTTGCTTCTCCATAAAGTTCTGTTGTTGGTTTTGTATTGACAGGCTTGGGCTGCACTTGCAGCCGCCATCCTGCCTGCATGAAGCGTTCTGCCGAGTCCTTATCCCAGAACTTACGTAGCAGAACGCCATCCTCGTCATAGACCCAGTACCTCATACCCGCAGGATGACGCTAAACACCTTGGATAAGAACGAGTGCTGCTCATGGCGATAACCTAGCAGCAAGTCCTGCATGAAGCGCTCCTCTGGTGTGCGGTCTTCTTCCCTGACCTGTGGCATGTAGAACTTGCCGATCTTGGGCGGGTCTTCCTTGATGAACTGTCCGTCTCGTAACATTAGTAGTCCTCCTCTTCGATAAAGTAATTAGGGACTCGTTGCCTGCGCTCCTGCTTCAAGTCCTCCAGCTTGCGTCGAACCTCTACCTTCTTGCGGTGAATCTTCTCCGCCACCTTTGCCATGGGTTTGGGTGGCGGTGCTTCTGCTTCCGGTGAGTCCTTCAGTGGCACAAACTCCCGTACTTCTATGGAGTAGAACGACTCTCTGCACGCCTCGCACTTACGTTGCCTGCGTATCTTGGCAGGAAGCTGCCGAGTATTGACAACGTAAGTCTTGCCACCGCAATCACACAGCATCGTCCACCGCCTCTGACAACTCCAAGTCTGCCTCGCTCACGTGCATAGCCACTGCATGCTTGGTGCGCCACACTTCCAAGTAACCGTCTGCTTGCTCCAGTACAAACGTGCCCTTACCCCAGTTGCGTGTAGCGTACGAGTGCGTGGATGAGTAGATCGACTTCGGGTGGAACTCACGGTGTGGAATCTTTACGATGTCATCTTCTTTCATGGCCTCCAGAATGGGGCGCAGGTAGTCCATGATGGCACCGAAGGGTACGTGTGGATTACGCGGTATGCGCTTGGCGCGTTCAGCCTTGGCAAGCTGTGCCAACTCTCCGTCATACACGTTGTACACACTGCTCACGATGCCGTAGTTGAACCCGAACTTACTGTGCAATAACTGCAAACGGTTATGCGCTTCGATCAACAGCTTCTGTGCGACTACTGGTAATTGTTCATGCTTCTTTGCCATGATGCTTCTCCTTGAAATTGATTGAAACACGGTAAGACAATCCTTACCGTGGCGAAACTTGATGTTACCTAATCGGTTGGAGATGTCAAGCGTTAGACACACTCCGACAAGCTCCAACAAGCTACGACAGCGCACATCAAAACGCGAACTTGTCCAACAACTGATCGACCTGTGCGCGTACGTCAGTGCGTACTCCCATGTTCTTGCGCAGATCATCAGGCTCTACTCCTGACAACAAGTTAGCAAGAGAGCGGCGGGTATCCTCAAGGTTCGTGTCACCCACCACGTTCAATGACTTCACGATATCGCAAAGTTCTAGGGCACCTGAGACCAGCGAGTCATGGAAGCGGCGCGTCTTAACTTCACCGTTGATGACATCGACAGCGAGCCTGTCCGACATACGGCGCAGGTGTTCACCGAGGCGAGCGCGTACGTCAGCCATGGCAGTCTCGACACGCTCTGCTTGCAGCTTCTCTAGCTGCTGCTTGAGTTCTGCCTGCGCTTCGTTGCCCACGTCCACACGGAAGTCACCGGCAGTCGGCACCGGCATGTAGCCCACACGGAAGCGGAACTTCTCTGCAATAGCTTGTGCAGTGGGGTACTCATCGCGCTTGAACATATCGCCCAGCGCCATCGCTTGCGCCGTGATTAGTGTGGGGTAGGTCTGCACGAAGTCGTCCACCATGCGGTTGAACTCCTCCTCGTACTCACCCATCTTGGCAGTGAATGTCATGAAGTTCACAGTCGGCAGCAAGCGCAGACCAGAGTCAGACCACGGCAACGTGTTGTCGTAAACGAATGTGCGCACCTTACCGATCTGCTGGTTGATGGCATCCAACTCGGGGCGACCTGCAAGCAGGTTCTTGTTGACGCGTGCTGCGTCTTTCGCCATCGCAGACTTGGTGCTGATGACCTCATCGGTCGTGCCCTTGTCGAGCTTGCGTGCTGTCCACACCGATGCGTTGAACTCAACGAGCATGGCGCAGGTATCGAGGTTGTAACGTGTCGTATTCATAGTAGTTCTCCTTTATGCTAAACGTAGGGTTAGTATTGCTTTGACTTGCTCTACTGCTTCATTGATTTGATGCTGTTGTGCTTCACGTCCGTAGTACAGCGTTGCTAGGAAGTAAGGGTTGCTCTCTGCTGAGTCAGTAAGTTCAACTCGGTAAAGAGCAGGTCCCGTTACTTTGATCGGCAGCGTCACCATATCCTTGGTTACGTAGCTGTGAAATACCGCGTGCATGTGCGGTGAGAAGATGAGGCTTTCGCTCAAGCCAAGATTCAACCCTTCACTCATACCCCCTCCAGTAGTGACGAGATGTTGACCAGCTTGCCCTGCGGTGGCGTGAAGCGTTCGTTGTCAACGACACCCCACAACTGCGGCGCTTCTGTGTGTAAGTCCTGCGCACCGTAGAAGTACCCATCGGTCAGCCAGATGATGCCCTTGGCCTTGATGTCATTGGCTCGCAGGTGTTGAACAACACACGATGGCTCAGTGCCTCCACCACCGGCAGGCTTCAACGCTTGCGCGATTGACTCGTACTCATGCGGCTCGAACACCTGCTCACCGCACACCTCGCTGTCCCACCATATGATGCGAACGCGCTCCGGGTTAGCCATGCGGCAGATGTTGGCGATCTCACCGAACAGCACCGGATATATCGCGCCCATCGAACCGGACGTGTCACCCGCAATCACTAGCTCACCGGTTGACTCAGAGAAGTGTGACCACAGCAACACACCCAGAGGAAGGAAGCGTTTGTTGGGCGGGGACAACCGAGACAAGTCATGACCTACGCACACAGTCGTTGCGAACTCGCGCATAGCATCTCGCCAGTCGGTGTTACGTTGTGCTGTCATGTTGTCGATAGCAAGGTTGCGTGAGCCTTGGCCTGCCATGTTGTTGGCAAGTATGGCGCTCTGTCGTACTGCTTCCTCAACCATCGACTTCAACTCGGTGGCTTCCTCGTCATCGAAGTTACCCTCCATGTGTTCGTCAAGCGAGCCGCCTCCCTGCTGGTCTTGATCGTCCTGCTTGTCTTCAGCGATCAGCACCTTCAGCACCTCAATCAACGACATGTCAGCGAACCGCTGGTCAATCAACAAGTCATCAGTCGGGCGCTCAACGAACTGGAACGTGGGATCAAGCGACTCGATCAGCCCGTTAACCACGTAGTCCGCAGCACGTGGCATGTGGCGTGGGTACTTCTGTGCCAGCGCCTTGTACTCGGTGCAGTGGTGCAGCAGCTTGTGGCCGTTCTCGTGCAGCACCAGATACCGTAACTGCTTGCGGTTCAAGTCTGCGCAGAACTTATTGCCGTAAGTCACGTCACGCCCATCGGTGGCAGCGGTTGGCATAGAGTCGCTGAACTTGACCTCGCCAATCATTGCCACGCCGGACATGCGCGTGAACTCCTTGTGCCGAGCGATATCGATATGGGTTGCCTCGATACGCTGCGGTAGTTGTAAGTCTTGCCAAGCCATAGCTCCTCCTTAACGCATGGTGATAAGTTCAGCGTTGTCACGCAGCATGGTCGTGAACGCAGGGATAGTCATGAAGAACGCCGCCTTGGTGATGTTGTTCGACACCGCTGTGCTGAACAGCCCCTTCATCTCGCCACGCATACGCAGCACGTAGGTGGTGAGCGCATCAGCTTCTTGCCGGTTGGCAACACGGTTGATGAACTTGAACACTTGAACAGTCTGAACAATCGGGTTACTTGGCACCGGCGTGTTGTGCGGGTCGTTCACCACGTCATCGTAGGCAGGCATCTGCTCACCGAAACGAATCACCGACATCAGCTTGCCAGCGAACGATGGGCCGACCGTACCGATTAACGTCTGCTCCAGCGCCATGCTGTCCTTCCCAGCAAGATGTTTCACAACATCGCTTGATGCCTCCATCGAACGGGGTGAGGCGTAGGCGAACTGACTTGCATCACGTGGGTTGAAGATGTCAGGCGCATCGGTCTCGATCTTCTTGCCGTGAAACTTGCCGCCGGGTAAGTAGTCCACGAATGAGTGGAACGCTTCCGGGTATTGTTGCGCCGTGGCAATCACCTCGGGTGCCAAGCCTTTGTTGGTGGCATACACCACCCAGCGCGGCATGTCCGCCTTGCCCAAGTTAATCTGTATCAGGCGGTTGCGCATGTGGGCCTGCAACATATCGCCCAGACCTTCTGACGCTAGGTTGGTGGTGGCAAACACGACAGACCCTTCAGGCAGGTACAGGTTGCCAAGCCTGCGCTCGTAGATCACAGGCGCGATCTGAGGCTTCATGTAGCTTGGAGCCTTGCCGATCTCATCGAAGCACAGCACGACAGGCCGTGCGCCCTCTACGCCTCGGCAGTTGGCCTTGGATACGCCGAACCGGTCGTTGGGTATCTCACGCGATACGCCAAGCTCGGTGTCGATGGTGGGCATCCAGATCGAACCATCAGCAAGTTGCTGACAGTCAATGATGCCGGGGAAGATGTGGTTTGCGAACTGCGGCAGCTTTTGCAGCGCGTAGTAGATCGAGGTTTTGCCGATGCCGTTCTCGCCGGACAGCAGCACCGTACGCAGGTGGCCTACAGAAGAGATGACACTGGTTGCTTGCTCGAACGAAAGAAATTTCTGTGCGTTCATGGTTGTTTCTCCTTTGTCAATACTATTATGAAAGATGTTGTGGGCAGATTATACCCATGGTGAAAACGCAATGCAACTGTATCTAGTTCATAGCACCCCCTCGTACATTAGTATCATCATGACAAACAAACCCACGGCGCATACCACGCCAACCCAATCAAGATCGTCCATATTGTTTCTCCTCAGAAATTACCGCAGTATCACGAGCATCATGAAGGCTACGCCCAGCACGATACCCACCATGCAGCCTGCAAGCGCGCAGGCCACCATCCTCATCTCATCATCATCCATCTTCTTTCTCCTAGTTAATCAGTGCGTGTGACACATATCAAACAAGTCCAGCATCACCGTGTCAACATCGAACCCGTCCTGTATCGCCTCGAGTGCGTACGTCAGTTCATCCGGCCCGAGGTTCTGCACACGGATATGTTTCAGCGCCAAGTCGATATCGTCAGGGTATGCAGCCACCGCCATCATCTCGCGCAGCGCACCCGTGAACCCCTGTGTGGCATCCATCAGCGCGTCGATGGCATCGAGTCGCTTGTACTTACTGTCGGCGTAGTCCTCCCATGTGTCGTCGTTGCCGTCCCACCACGCTGTGTCGTAGTAGCTGCTGTACCCCTTGTACCCACCCCATACTTTCTCCTCGACAACTGACGGGTCACGCTCAGTCGGCAGGCTATCCCAATCAAGCTGTACGGCAGCGGCAGCAAGGCGGGTGAAGTGGTCGAGGTTCAATGACTCGCGCTCGGTGTGCTCGTTGTAGTAACCCACGCTGATGTTTGTACACTCGGGGATAACTGTCGTGAACTCAGCGGTGTCGGTGTACACACCAGAGTCGTCAGGCGCATACATGAACGCATCGGGGTCGAGGTCGTTGAAGGCATTAGCCAATGCCTCGGCGAATGAATCTGAACAACATCTACCATACCCCTGATGACTGATGATGCTGTCCACACCACGGCGATCAAACGCAATGGCACGATCAAACTCGCTGAGTAAGTCGGCGTACTGCTTGGCGATGAATGTCGCACCGATGCCACCACGCTCCTCGCCCTGCGTGAAGATAAAGTAACTCGGCTTGCCTGCATGAATCAGGTTCATCAGCAACGCCACACCAGCGCCATCATCTGCACCGAGCGGCGCGCCACCGTATGCGTGGATCGTGTTGTCCTTCAGCTTGATCAGGTTCTTGCCATCTTCCCTGTGTACCGTATCGACGTGCGCCACGAACAGCGTGCGGTGTGACTTCTTGATACGCGCATCAACGTGCAGGTTACCTGCGGCATCGATGAACGATCTGGGTTTGAGTTTAGTGGGCAGGTTGTCATGCAGCCACTCGGTGAATCGGCGTACTGCTTTCCCACCATGCGGACGCTTGACGGTAAGTGCAGTCTTGAGGGTTGTCATCAGCGCAGTTGATGCGGTGATGGGCGTTGGTTTAGTTGTGCGTGGTGTAGCGCGTGTCATCATTCTTCTCCTTCGTTGTTGTCTTCATCGTTGCTCGGGTACTCATCGGCGTACATGGGGTGGATATTCAACTCGTTACCGTACTCATCCTTCACCAAGACGCTGTCAACATCTTCGCTGTACCACTCGTTGCTGTGCTCGCACTCCCACGCATGATCGCGGTGTTCGTACTCGCCGTTCTCTAGTGTGATGATGTTGTTCTCATCGAGGTAGTCCAGATCGTAGTGGCGGTCTGTTGACTCCAGATACAGCACGTTGTCCTCGTGAATGTTGCGCTCAATCCCACCGCGTGACAACGCTCTGCTGTATCTGTACTCGTAGCAGTGCTCGCATACGTGGGTTTCATCTCTAGCGCCAACCCAGTACATATCCTCGCTGTGGTTGTAGTCACCGCAACTCTCGCACGCCTCGGTTTCATCCTCCTCCTGCTCGGGCGTGCCGTCTGTGTTGTTGCATACGTACTCACCACCGTCGCAGATACGCAGTCGTTGCTCACCAGCGATACGCACTATGTCCACGTTCTGCACGTCGCCGTCGATGTACGGTGCGAGGAAGCTACCCCAGTTTGAACCGCGTTCGATGAACGCCATGTGTGCGCCTTCAGGCCAACCGCCACGGTGTACGTAACCCTGCTGCTTTAACCATGCTTCCAACATCTCGTCAGCGTATGAGTAACCATCGCCTTTCTTGTAGCTGCGTACGTAGCACTTGTAGTCGCTGTCGGGGTCTTTGTACACCAGCGCACGACCAACGACATCACCCTGTGCAACACGGCGTGCCATACCCCAACCGTAGTCGGGTTCGTACACTCTGTATGGGTGACGCTCGCTGTGGCAATCGTTCCATCGCATACATGACTGCGGCCCACGTTGCAGCGTGTCGAGTATCTCATCCATCGTATGCACAACCTCGCAACCCGATGCACCACACAGCGCAACGATGTCGCGTATCTGATCGTCACGTAGTTTGCTCGTGCTGAAGTGTCGGCGTAGATACTTGCCGATGCTGGTGATTGTCTGGCGGTTGTCGTGGCCTGCTCTGTCATCACGTGTGTAGGCTAGGCGTTGCGGATCAGATGTTGAGATGTGCGGCCACTCAAGTACCAGCAAGTGCCAGTCGATTGGTGGTGCTAGTCTGACTGCCTCCCACACCGCATCGTGCATGGCGTACTCGTTCTGCTCACGGCCATGCCAACCACGCAAACCACTCGGGTCTTGGCGCAGCACACGGGCAAGCTCTTGCATCCATTCGATGCGTGACTTGGGGTCATAGGTGTAGATGTCTTTCATGGTTGCTTCTCCTTTGTTGTGGTTGTTGGGGACAACTTGTCCCTGAGTTGTTACTGCGTTTCTCCTTCTTCTGTTGTGCCGCCGTTTAACTGCAAGTACATCTCCTTATCTACTGATATCCAGAGGCAATCATCAAACTCGTGCATCACCTCTGCGCTCTCCAGTATGTCGAAAGCAAGTTCAAGTTTTTCCCAGTCAGTCATTTCATTTCTCCTTCATTTACTATGGGTTGGTCAAGCGCGGCATTCAGTCTTACTAAAACTCTGCGCATCTCATCAACGTCATCGCCCACTAGACACGGTGTTGTGTAACCCACGGGTTTGCCGTTCGTGTAGTTCACCTCGGCAAAGAACAGCGTGCCATCTTCGGTGCGTATCAGTCTGTTGTTCCATGTCATTTCCATTTCACTTCTCCCCTTCTGTGTATTCAACTTCGATGTGCCAAGCAAACGAGGCAGGCTCGATACCCATACTTAGCAAAACGTCATGCAGCATCTCGCCCATCATTGCTACGTCTTGGCGGCTTAGTTCGTTGTCGCCGATCAGTACTGTCTTCATTTCACTTCTCCTTTATAAAAAACTCAGAGACACCATGTCTCTGAGGTACTGCTTACTCGTATGACACGAGCAGGTTGCCCAACCGTTCGATCTCCTGCGCATCTTCGGTTGGGGTTAGTGCCATCCACGATTTCGGTGTGGCTTTGTGGAGTGGCATATCTTTGGCAATCGCTATCGCTCTATCGATACAGGCAATCACGTGTTGCGCGTAGGCAACTTGGTTAGGTAGTCCGCGCATCTCTGCATCTGCTAGTTGGGCATCGTGCATCGCCCGATCTTCACGCCATACATTCAGACGTTTCTCTCTGGTAAGTGCGCGTTGCTGTGTGTAGTTGTTCTTCTCAAAGAGTGGCGATCGGTTGCGTGCATGGGCGTTGGTAGGTAGCTGCTGTTGTTCTTGCGCGAAAGCAAGTTTGATCTTGCGTGGTATCCAGTCAGTCCAATGCGCACCATCGTCGGTGACTGTGTACTTCTGCCGCTTCGCTGCTTCGAGTGGCGTTAACTCACCCTGCCTTTGGTATGCGCGAAGCGTGGGTAGTAGCTTCTGCTGCACTCGCAAGTACTGCTCATAGAGTGTTCGATGCTGGTACATCGCGTTCTTCTTGTAATGCCCAAGCTTTGCGCGTGTGGTGTTCATCTCTGTGAGTAACCCGTTAACGAGTACGCTCCACGGGTCTGCGGTTTGGTTGCGTAGTCGGGCGATCTTTAATTCGTATCGTCGCTTGGTCTGCGCTCGCTCGATGATCTGATTGATTGCCTTGAATGGAAGGCCGCGTTTCTCTAGCCGCTTGTAGAGTTGCTTCTTCGTGAGTTCGTGGTATTGCTTGCGCATAGTTTCTCCTTACGTAAAGTCACAAGTTTATGCCTTGTGTCACGTGATGGCAAGAAGTTTATGTTGTTCTGCCAAACAGTTTCCATTCGCTGAAATGCCTGAGATACCGCATGAATACAGGCGAAAACTTAGTTAGGAAAAAACGTAAGTCTACCTAACACGTGAAATGTGAGAACACCATAAGCCTAGAGTGTTTATGCCAAGTTTAATGACTGTTCGCTTTCGGAACTTTGGCATAAAGTCTGTAGACCCCTGAAGCTATAAATAAATAAGTGTTATGTATACTATATAAATAAATTAATTATTATTAGTTAGTATTCATGCGGGTTCTCACGCTTTTTTGCGCTGTCAACTGTTTGGCGAAACGTATTAAACTTCTCTCCAATAGTCAACTGTTGCTTTCAAGAAAGTATCTCTCCACAACAAGTTTGTGAGAGATGATCTTCAACTCGCGTCGATCATCGAGTGAGCGTAGCTGCACTTCTTTCGGTGCGTACGCTGCATCGTAGTAGATGCCTAGCACTTCCCAATTACGGCGCTGGTATTTGATGGTGTTGGGGTACTCAGGGACTGCGTGTCTTTGAGTTGTTGTGGAGTGTTTCATCGTTCGTTTCCTTCCAGTAGATCGAACAGGTAATCGCCTAAGTCTTGGCCGGTGTAGTCAAAGCCATCGAGCCAGTAGGTGCGGTGTTCTTCTGGGCAAGCCAGAATCTGCGCGATGGTCATTCCGAGCATGGTGTCGTGTGGTGATGGGAAGTTCATGATGATGCCTTTCAGGTTTGACAGAAAAGAGAATCGGCGCGAGACCTCGTCTTCTCGCGCCTTCCGTGTAACTTACTGCTGAGAACTCAGAGACAACGTGTCTTTGAGAATTAAACGCCTGCAAGAAAACGCTTCTTCTGCGCAGCGGTGAGGTCATTGAACTTCTTGAGCAACTGCGCGACTGGATCGGGTTGCTTCGCTTTGGTCTTGCCACTAGGCAAGTCGCTTGGTGGGTAGATGACGTTGAGTACGCGCATCACGGCCTTGTGTGCTGCCATGCCTTGCTTGGTGTCAACATTAAAACCATCGCCGCGTTGACCGGTGCGAATCCGCACATCGTACTTCTTGCTTGCCCATTGCAACGCGTGAGGCTTTGCCTCGGCGCGTGAACCAATGCCAAGCTGCATCATTGCCTCAGCGAAATTGACGCTTGTCTTCTCGACGGCGTCGAACACTTGTGCTGGTGTGGTGTAGTTGATAGTCATGGTTGTTTCTCCTTGTGTGGTTACTGCGTTGAACTCAGGGACACGTGTCTCTGAGTGCGTTGCCTCATTGCAACACAGCTATATTATACCACAATAGGCTACCAAATACCCTTGACACCCCCACTCGGCGACCCCACCGTACCCCATCCCCCCGAGATTTGGCAGCGTCGTAGCTCGACCATATAACACTATTCCTCACACGCACCACAACTTTTGTTAGCAATCTGTCAAGTACCCACCCCCTACCAAAAGCAAACGCGACCCCCCACCCCTATTACAAAAAAATTAACAGCTATTGTCAAACACTTGACACGCACCCGCGAAAAAAAGCCCGCCGGGAGAGGGGCGGGCGCAAGCAAAGCTAGGAGAAGTACTACAGAATCGACACAGAAGTGTCAAAGTGCAGTATATACTCGCGTTAACGCTACGACAAGGAGCGCGTAATGCTGGAGCATTTGGTGGATGGAAGTGTTGTTTTTGAGCCGGAGGTGATCCCCACCCCCGAGAAACTGCGTATGCTCGAAAAGACAACATCACAAGAGCTATTCACAAGTCAAATCAGTACGTCGGATTGGTTGACCGAACTGGGCGCAGCGCCAGACCCATTAGAAAAAGCGCAAAACGCCGAGGCCAACCGTGCATTTACTGCACTTGCCACACCGGCGAGCGATGAAGAGAAGAAAGCTGCCCTTACTAAACTGACTACACCCGCCGCCGTGCGGCATCTGGTGGGCATGTTGACCGCCTACGACTGGAAGTTTGTTGAACAGGCGCAAGAACTCCGGGGCTACGCTGTCAGCCAGCTACTTGAGGAGACGAAACACCCCGATGCCAAGATCAGATTAAAAGCGCTAGAGCTTCTGGGCAAGGTAACGGAGGTCGCGCTCTTCACAGAACGTGTGGAAGTGAAGAAGAATGAGCTAAGTGACACCGAGCTTGAGCAGCGCATCAAGGACAAGCTGGCAAAAATGGCAAGAATTGTGGATGTGACGGACATCAAGGATGTCACGGACATCGACGAAGCGGAAGAAGAACCAAAAACAGATGAACCTGACCCCGCATGAGATAACCGCGCTTCAGCGCGTGTTGCCGACGCTCTCTCCGCAGGAGAAGGCGGAGCTATTGGCGGACCTTGAAGAGCGAGCCGCCCGTGCCGCCAAGAAAGCAGCGCAAACCAACGTGTTGGGGTTTGCAACTGAGGTGTATCCGGGGTTCAAGATCGGGCCACACCACAGAAAGCTGGCAAAAATATTCACGGACGTGATCGAGGGTAAGAAAAAGCGCGTCATAATTAATATCGCGCCGCGTATGGGTAAATCGGAGTTCTCTTCCTACCTGTTTCCGGCGTTTTTCTTGGGCAAGTACCCCGAAAAGAAGATCATTATGGGCACGCACACCGCTGGCCTGTCAGAAGATTTCGGTAGAAGGGTGAGAAATTTAATTGAAAGCGAAGAATACCGATCCATTTTTCCCAATACTCAAGTCGCCGACGACCAGAAAGCGGCAGGAAAATGGTCTACCTCTGCGGGAGGACAATATTACGCAGCAGGTGTTGGTGGAGCACTGGCCGGTCGTGGTGCAGACCTTTTTGTCATCGATGACCCGCACTCAGAACAAGACATGAAGGCCAACAGCCGTCTGGCATTTGACTCCGCATGGAGTTGGTTCCAGACAGGCCCATTACAGCGTCTGATGCCCGGAGGGGCAATCATTGTCATCATGACACGCTGGAGTCTGATTGACCTGACCGGTCGCTTGATCGACTTCTCCATCAAGAATCCCGACGCGGATCAGTGGGAGATAGTGGAGTTGCCCGCCATCCTGCCGTCTGGCAAAAGCCTGTGGCCTGAACAGTGGCCGGTGGAGCAGCTAGAGGCGAAGAAGGCGGCGCTTGACCCGCGCTTCTGGAATGCGCAATATATGCAGCAGCCAACGGCTGACGGGGCCGCTTTTATCCCGCGATCTGCATGGCAGATTTGGCCGCACGAAAAACCTCCGCAGTGCGAGTTCATCATACAAAGCTGGGATACTGCGCACGAAACAAAAACCACCTCTGACTACAGCGCCTGCACAACGTGGGGCGTGTGGTACAACGAAGAGGACGGCAACAGCCCACACTTAATACTGCTCGATGCCTTTAAAGACAGGATGATGTTCCCTGAACTGAAGGAAGCTGCGTTCAAGCACTGGAAAGAGTGGGACCCCGATGCGTTCATCGTGGAAAAGAAAGCAGCAGGCTCGCCGTTAATTCAAGAATTGCGGCGCATGGGTATTCCGGTACAAGAGTTCACACCATCACGAGGTAACGACAAGGTTGCGCGTATGAACGCAGTCTCTGATTTGTTTGCTAGCGGCAAGGTGTGGGCACCGGATACGCGTTGGGCGAGAGAAGTCATTGAAGAAGTGGCAGCGTTCCCTGTGGGCGACCATGATGACTTTGTAGATACCACCACACAGGCACTCCTGCGCTATCGGCAGGGTGGATTTATTAGCCTGCCATCCGATTATGAAGACGAGCCAGCAATATTCCGGCGCAAACAGTTTGCTTATTACTGATTTTTAAGGAGCCAGCATGGCGACGAATTTTGACAAAGCCCTTTATCAAGCACCTTTGGGTTTACCAGAAGACGATGCAGAAGGCATCGAGATTGAAATCGTAGACCCAGAGGCCGTGCATATCGAGGGGCCGGGGTTCGAGATCGACATCGAGAAAGATGGCGAGGAAGAAGACTTCAACGCGAACCTCGTTGATCAATTGCCGGGCGACGTGCTGGAGACGTTGGCATCCGACTTGCAGGAAGACATCACAAACGACCTGTCCTCACGCAAGGAATGGGAAGACACCTATAAAGAAGGCTTGACCCTGCTCGGGTTGAAGTATGAGGAGAGGACTGAACCGTGGAATGGCGCGTGTGGTGTGTTTCACCCAATGATCACCGAAGCGGTGGTGCGGTTCCAAGCAGAGACAATCACCGAGACTTTCCCTGCTTCCGGGCCTGTGAGAACAAAGATCATCGGCAAGGAGACCACCAAGAAGAAAGAAGCGGCAGAGCGTGTACAGGAGGACATGAACTACCAGTTGACGGAAGTCATGGTGGAGTTTCGTCCAGAGCATGAGCGCATGTTGTGGAGCCTGCCAGCCACCGGTAGCGCGTTCAAGAAAGTTTATTACGATCCGAATATAGAGAGACAGATTTCGTTGTTTGTACCGGCAGAGGACATCATCCTGCCATACGGCACCACAGAACTCTCAAGCTGCCAGCGCATCACACACCGTATGCGCAAAACAGAAAACGAGATCGTGAAGTTGCAGCAAGCGGGCTTCTATGCCGACGTTGACTTGGGCGAACCGACAAAGTTCAAGTCAGAGATTCAGGAGCGCAAGGATAAAGAGTCAGGTCTGTCGGCAAGTTACGATGACCGGTTTGAGTTGTATGAGTGCCATGTTGATCTGGACTTGCCGGGGTTTGAAGATAAGGATGATGACGGTGAAGCCACAGGTATTGCGCTGCCATACGTCGTCACACTCTTGCGCGGCACTAACGAGATTCTGGCGATTCGCCGTAACTGGAAAGAAGACGACGAACTCAAACTAAAGCGTCAGCACTTCGTACACTATCAGTACATCCCCGGCTTTGGTGCGTATGGTTTCGGTCTGTTCCACTTAATCGGTGGCTATGCGCGTAGTGCCACAAGTTTGATGAGACAGCTTGTTGATGCAGGCACACTCTCGAACTTACCCGGTGGTCTGAAGTCCAGAGGGCTGCGTATTAAAGGTGATGACACGCCAATCGCTCCCGGTGAGTGGCGTGATGTAGATTTAGGCTCTGGAGGTATTCGTGACAACATATTGCCGTTACCTTATAAAGAACCGTCACAGACTCTCTATCAACTCCTCGGGACAATTGTTGAAGAGGGCCGCAGGTTCGCAGCGACTGCTGACATCCAAGTGTCCGATATGTCAGCTAATGCTCCGGTTGGAACGACGCTTGCGATACTCGAACGCACCCTAAAAGTCATGAGCGCCGTACAGGCGCGAGTGCACTATGCCTTCAAACAGGAACTCAAACTGTTGGCGGGCATCATTCGTGACTACACGGATGACGATTACAACTACGAGCCGGATACCGACAGCGATGCGCCACGCGCTAAGAAGTCAGACTACTCGCACGTTGACATCATCCCAGTTAGCGACCCCAACGCGGCCACAATGTCGCAACGCGTGGTGCAGTACCAAGCAGCCCTTCAGTTAGCACAAGGCGCTCCGCAGTTATATGACATGCCGATGTTGCACCGTCAGATGCTGGAGATTTTGGGCATCAAGAACGCGCAAAAGCTGGTGCCGGTAGATGATGATCGCACGCCACAAGACCCGGTCAGCGAGAACATGAACGTGATCAACTTGAAGCCTGTGAAGGCGTTCTTGTATCAGGATCACGAAGCACACATCCGCGTGCACATGGCGGCGATGCAGGACCCGTTGATTCAACAACTGGCGGGTCAAAACCCACAGGCTCCGATGATTCAACAAGCGATGCAGGCGCACATCATGGAGCACATCGCGTTTGCATATCGTCAGAAGATCGAGCAGGCGTTGGGTGCTGATCTACCGAAACCCGACGAGAAGATGGAGCCAGCAGTCGAGATTCAACTCTCGCGTCTCGTTGCACAGGCTGCACCCATCGTGTTGCAGCAGAGCCAGTCAGAAGTCGCACAACAGCAGGCGCAAGCCGCTGCGCAACAAGCAGCACAAGACCCCGTCATCCAGATGCAGCAGCAGGAGTTGGCGCTGAAGAAAGAGAAGCAGGATACCGATGCACGCATCGCAGAAGAAAAGCTAAAGCTAGAAAGAGAACGGCTTGAGTCCGAAATGATGCTGAAGGGCTTGCAAGCGTCAGCCAAGACCGTACTAGATCGTGAGCGCATGCTTGCGGATAACGAGCGTGAAGGTGTTCGCATCGGTGCGGACATTGCGCGGCAGCGCCAAGAGGCGGAGCGTAAACCCAAGGAGGGCTGATGCCTGAAATAAACCAACGTAGTTTCGTGGAGGTATTGCGGGACATGATCCGCAAAGACATGAACAACTACGCCGATGATGTCGCAGGCGGTGCCTGTGCTGATTTTTCGCAGTACCAAAAGCTCTGTGGGGTAATTCAAGGTCTTGCCTTGGCAGAGCGTCACCTACTTGACCTTGCGGACAGACTGGAGAAAGCAGATGAGTGAATTGATACTCCCGAAGTACCTGAAGGAGCTTATCGAAACAGAAACAGATTTAAAGGAAGAAACGGTAGATTCGCCAGCCGATGAGGGTAAAGCACGGCAGCTACCAAAACCGGCAGGCTTCAAGGTGCTCTGCGCCGTGCCGCCTGCGGATGATACGTTTGAGGATTCAATGCTTGTCAAAGCGGCAATCTCTCAGCGTGTTGAGGAACAGACTACGACTGTGTTGTTTGTCGTGGCGTTGGGTCCTGACGCATACAAAGATACTGAGCGGTATCCGTCAGGGCCTTGGTGTAAAGAAGGCGATTTCGTGCTGGTAAGGGCTTACTCTGGCACGCGATTTACGATTCACGGCAGAGAATTCCGCATGATCAACGAAGATCAGGTGGAGGGTGTCGTTGAAGACCCACGTGGTTATGCACGCGCAGGTTAAGGAGGCAGACATGGCAAGCGAACAGTTTAAAGGCGAGGACTTCAAGTTCCCCGATGAAATTGAATCAAAGCAAGATGATCCGAAGGTCGAGATTGACATCGAGGCCGAGGGTGATATCGAAATTGAAATAGAAGACGATACCCCTGAACCGGATCGTGGGCGCAAACCGCTGGACAAAGAGGTAGAAGACCCATCAGACGATGAGGTCGAGCAGTACAGCGATAAAGTCCAGAAACGGATTAAAGAACTGGCGCACGCTCGGCATGATGAACGCCGTGCCAAGGAAGCCGCCCTGCGCGAACGCGAAGAGGCGATGCGGGTTACTCAGCAACTTGTTGAGGAGAACCGCAGACTTAAGAGCTACGTGTCTAGCGGAGAGCAGACGTATGCCACCGTGTTGAAGGAGAAAGCGGAAGCTGATCTGGAGATGGCGCGTCGTCGGTATAAGGAGGCGGCGGAGTCATATGACTCTGACGCCATGTTGGCGGCTCAAGAAGCTCTGCAAGATGCCAAGATTCGGTTGATGCAGGCAGAAAATTTTAAGCCGACCCCTTTACAAGATGAAAACCAACAGGTATATAGTCAACCTCAAGAGCAACAAACCCCCGCTCTGGACGCGAAGACCCTGCGCTGGCAGGCAAAAAACCAGTGGTTCGGCGCGGATGGGTTTGAAGAGATGACGGCGATGGCTATCGCCATGCACTCAAAGCTCGTCAATCAAAACGGGCCGGAATACGCCCGCACCGATGAATACTTCGAGCGTATCGACGCTCGCCTTCGTGAGAAGTTCCCCGAACATTACGGGGAGGAACGGCGTGACTCACCACGCGATGCGTCCACTAAAAAACCCCCTGCGACAGTTGTAGCCCCCGGCACTCGCTCGTCTGGCGCAAAGAAGGTCAAACTTACCAAAACGCAAGAAACTTTTGCACGTAGGCTTGGTTTGACACCACAACAATACGCAATGGAAGTTTTGAAACTGGAGGCATCAAATGGTTAATCCCCGCACACCCCGTGACGTTGAAACACGCGAAAAAAGCGCTCGATATGTTTATCAACCACCGAGCACACTGCCTGACCCGACCCCTGAACCGGGCTACAGCTACCGTTGGATTGCAGTCGCAGTTAACGGCCAACCTGTAGCTGCCAACGTGTCCACCCGGATGCGTGAAGGCTGGGAGCCTGTCAAAGCGGCAGATCATCCAGAATTGATGCTCCCGGCTAACGCAGCGGGTAATGTCGAGATTGGCGGTCTGATGCTTTGCAAGATGCCTAGCGAACGAGTTCAGGCGCGTAACGAGTTCTATATGAACAAGGCGGATCAGCAGGTTGAGTCGGTTGATAACACCTTTATGCGCCAAAGCGACGCTCGGATGCCGCTCTTTAACGAGAGAAAGTCCACAACGTCTTTTGGCTCTGGCAGCAAATAGCCTTTTATTAACTAGGAGTAATCATGGCATATCCGACTGTAAATGCCCCCTACGGGCTAGTACCGATCAATTTGATCGGCGGTCAGGTGTTTGCTGGCGCAACCCGGCAACTCCCGATTGCAAGTGGCTATGGCACCGCTATTTATTACGGTGACGTAGTTAAATTCAATACTACCGACGGCACTATTGTTAAAGAGACAGGTACGGCTACTGTTTCCGCAAACGGTGTTGTTGGCGTGTTCCTCGGTTGCACTTATACCAACCCTTCGACTGGTCAGAAGCTGTTTGCTCAGTCGTATCCTTCGGGCGGTGTAGTTGCTTCTGACATCGAGGCTTATGTTGCTGACGATCCAGATCAGTTGTTCAAGGTAGCTGTGACTGGCGGTTCTACTTCGACCACCGTCACCCCGATTTCGGGTGCTATTTTGGGCAGCAACATGGGCATTTCGCAGCCCGCTGCAAACACTACTATTTCGGGTAACTCGAACATCGGCGCATATAACGCAGCAGACAGCACTGTCTTTACGCTGCCACTGCGTGTCGTTGCTCTGGTTCCTGAGACTACTGATTCCAGCGGCAATTACAGCGAAGTAATTGTTAAATGGAATGTTCCGTATATCACTCTGGTAGATGGTACCCCGAACGTCGTGTCGTATAACGGCGGTCACTCGTACCTGAACCCGAACGGTCAGTTCAACGTATAAGGGAGTCTGAATCATGGCTATTTCACGCGCACAACTACTGAAAGAGCTGCTCCCCGGCTTGAACGCATTGTTCGGTCTGGAGTACGCTCGTTACGGCGAAGAGCACAAGGAAATCTACGAAACCGAGACTTCCGAGCGTTCGTTCGAAGAAGAAACCAAGCTGTCTGGCTTTAGTGCCGCACCGGTGAAGAACGAAGGTTCTGCAATCGCGTACGACAACGGTCAGGAAGCATGGACTGCTCGGTACAACCACGAGACTATTGCCCAAGGTTTCTCGATCACTGAAGAAGCGATTGAAGATAACCTGTATGACAGCCTGTCGGCTCGTTATACCAAGGCGCTGGCTCGTTCGATGTCCTACACCAAGCAGGTCAAAGCAGCAGCAATCCTGAACAACGGCTTTAACGCTTCCTATCCGGGCGGCGATGGCAAGGCCCTGTTCGCAAACAACCACCCACTCGTTTCTGGCGGCACTAACTCGAACATCCCTTCGACGCCTGCTGACTTGAACGAAACTTCGTTGGAAAACGCTGTGATTCAAATCGCTGCGTGGACTGATGAACGTGGTCTGCTGATTGCTGCACGTCCTCGTAAACTCGTTATCCCACCGTCGCTACAGTTTATTGCGACCCGCCTGCTGGAAACCAACCTGCGTGTGGGCACCAATGACAACGACGTTAACGCACTGAAGAACAATGGTTCGATCCCAGAAGGCTATGCGATCAACCACTTCTTGACCGACAACAACGCATGGTTCCTGACCACTGACGTTCCAAACGGCATGAAGCACTTTGTTCGTACACCGCTGCAAAACTCCATGGACGGGGATTTTGACACCGGCAACGTGCGTTACAAGGCTCGTGAGCGTTACTCGTTCGGCTGGTCTGACCCGCTGGGCATGTTTGGCTCGCAAGGCGCGTAAGGAAAAGGGGGCTTTACGCCCCCTTTTTTGTAGTATATAAAGTAGTTATTCCGGGGATTACCCGGTGCGCTCGAACAGGCCCCCGGCCTGACTTCATGCAGATCGGCGCACCTAACCGCATGAGGGAAAATTCAAATGGCTCTTTCTACTACCCAAAGTATCTGGCGTTCGGGTGGCGGCGACACGACTCGCACCGCATATTGCGGCTCCGGTCTGATGGCTGCTGAGTTTTATTTTGATCCGACCGCAGTCAACACGACTACTGCTAAAGTTTCTTCCGCTGCTGGTGCTCCGGCAGTCATTCTGCCTGCTGGCGCTGTTATTACCGCTATCCAGTTTAATGCGCTAGGTACTGGCGGCTCGACACCTACGATGGATATGGGTTTCACAACCTATACTTCTGGCACTGCCACTCCTACTGGCCTGATCGATAACTACGCTGCTGATGCAGGCAAAAAACAAGTTGTCTGGGGCGATAGTGGCACGGGCACGTCGTTGGGCACAATTATGTCTGCTACCGAAATGGTTTACATCACGGGCGGCGCTAATACTGGTGATGCACCGACTGGTGGCACGGTTGCTGGACGTATTCTGTACTACGTCACTGATCCGCTGGTTGGTCAGCAGAACGTCTAATTAGGGGTTCGATATGGCTATGCAATACGACGTAAAGTCGTTCCATGCAACAGCTTCATCGCTTGCGTATGGTGATCGCACACGTTTGAAAGGCGTGGTTATATCCCCCGTTACGTCTACAACTTTCAACTCGTGTGTGGTGGATACTGCGGGGGCGTTGACGGGAACGTACGATATTCCGGGTTCAACGACCTGCACCATCACTATTGCCAATCATGGGTTGTCGAACGGCGACATAGTTGGGCTTAACTTCACTAGCGGCACGGCAGTAGACGATAGCTATGTTGTAGCGAATGTAACGACTAATACGTTCACTGTAACAACGGCGAGTCTGACCACCAGCGGCAACGTAACGATGTACCCCAAAGTCCTTGTTGAACTGGACTGCTCTTCGGGCACATCGTTTTATACGTTGATTCCGGGCGAGGGCATTCTTGCAACAGGCGGGTTGTTTATTCTGCTGCCGTCCACTAACGTCACTATGACTATTTTTTACGGATAGGAATAGGCCATGATGCAGACTGACGTTAAATCCGCCCGTGCCGCAAACACTGGACTGTTGGTAACTCAGATTCCTACGCG